GCATATCGTAGTGGATTAGAAGAGAAGATTGCCGATCAGCTGACGAACTTAAACGTCTCCTTTACATTCGAAGAAACTGTATTGTATTATACTAAGCCAGAGCGTAAGCATCGCTATACGCCTGATTTTGTGTTATCCAATGGCATTATCATCGAAACTAAAGGTCGTTTCTTAACGGCTGATCGACAGAAACATCTTCTTGTCAAGGAACAAAATCCCACTATGGATATTCGTTTCGTGTTCTCAAACTCTAACGCCCGTATCTCTAAATCATCTGCTACAACTTATGCAGATTGGTGTAGAAAACATGGCTTTCAGTTTGCGGATAAACTAATACCTGTTGAATGGATAAAGGAATAAGTAATGGAAGCGGAAGATAGTAAATTTCTACGACACGAACAGTGCGAATCTTGCGGTTCGTCGGACGCAAAGGCTGTATATAGTAATGGCTCTACCTTCTGTTTTTCATGTCAAGTATCGACGCGTAAAACGTCAGATAACAAAGTGCAAACTATGAACGCCACGACTCCACTTTTGAATCCGTATTTTGATGGACAAGTGGAACCGCTAGCCGCTAGAGGTATCGCTGAAGCGACATGCCATAAATATGGTGTTCGCAAAGGCCAACTCAATGGCAAAGCAGTCCATCTCTATCCTTACTACAAGGATGGACAAGTTGTCGCAGCAAAGACGCGCGATGCCGCCAAGAATTTCAATATTATTGGTGATGGCAAAGATTTGTCGTTCTTTGGTCAAAATCTATTTGGTAAACCAAGTGACAAGATTTCGCTTGTAGTTACTGAAGGTGAAATTGACGCGTTATCGATGGCTCAGATTATGGGATTAAAATTCCCAGTCGTATCTGTGCCAAGCGGCGCTCAATCTGCCGTTAAAGCTTTTCGAAATAACATTGAATGGCTTGACGGTTGGAAAGACGTCGTTATCATGTTTGACAACGATGCGCCAGGTCGAGAAGGTGCTCAGAAATGTGCAGAAGTCCTTAGACCAGGCAAAGCACGTATTGCATCATTGCCGTTGAAAGACGCTAATGACATGTTGATGGCTAAGCGCTCTGAAGAATTGATGAAATGCTTCTGGGATGCAAAGTCATTTAGACCTGATGGTATTATTGCAGGTGTGGACTTATGGGAAGTAATCTCTCATGAAGATAATACGTTATCTATTGAGTATCCATATGTTGCACTAAATGAAAAGACACATGGATGTCGACGCGGTGAATTGGTCACAGTTACGGCTGGATCAGGAATCGGTAAGTCAGCGTTTATGCGTGAAATAGCCCATCATTTACTCGGCGTCGGTGAGACAGTCGGTATGGTGATGTTGGAAGAATCCACAAGACGCACAGGCTTAGGTCTGATGGGTCTGGCAATTGATAAGCCACTACATTTATCTCGCGAAGGTGTTACGCCTTTAGAGATGAAAGAGGCTTTTGATAAAACCTTAGGCACTGGTAGAGTATTTATGTATGACCACTTCGGCTCGTCTGAAGTTGACCATCTCATGAATAAACTCCGCTATATGGTTAAAGGTTTAAGTTGTAATTGGATTATCCTTGACCACCTATCTATTCTTGTATCAGGATTAGAAGGCATAGATGAGCGCAGACTCATCGATCAAGCTATGACAATGTTGCGCACGTTTGTTGAAGAAACTAAATGTGGTTTATTGTTAGTATCACATCTCAAGCGACCAGACGGTAAAGGTCACGAAGAAGGTGCACATACTTCATTATCACAATTACGCGGCTCTCATGCAATCGCACAACTTTCCGATATTGTTATCGGCTTAGAGCGCAATCAGCAGTCCGAAAATCCAAATGAAACTCAAATACGCGTGCTAAAGAATCGATTTAGTGGTGAAACTGGCGAAGCCGGTAAGCTCTACTTTAATCGTGACACAGGCCGTTTAACTGAGACATTTGTCCAAGTAACATCAACTAACTCTTTTGGAGAATTTTAAGATGAGCACAAATAATTATTTCGTAATCCGCGCAATCAAAGAAAAAGGCGTTGCAGCCTCTTCATATATTGCCAAGAAGTATAAAGTAAAGAATGTATCGGCCACAGTATCAGCGCTACGCAAACGTGGTCATGAAATCGTAACACTTGCCGAGGGTTATGCATTACCTTTCGGTACGCGCGATGAAGCAGCTAAATTAAGTAAGACTGCGCGCAACAAGATTGCCAAGGAATTTGGCTTAGTATAATTCAGTCTGACTGAAGAGTCCTTAATGGACGAAACCGCCACTCGGGAGAGTCCGCGGTCTCAGACAACCCAAAACTATATCGATAACCTGAATCGAATCCTCCTGTAGTTTAACATCCATTAGGAGTTAAAACTATGAGCCTTAGAACAAAACTAATTTTAGCAAGTCGTGCACACTATGATGCACATATTAGAAAACACACCATGAATGTGGAAGTAATTCTTGCCAATCCATTATCGTTGCCTGAGCATACAGATTTAATGGACGCAATTGAAAAAGAACTTCTCATCGTTGACGAGTATCAAGGAAAACTAGACGCTCTCAACAAATACTTTAAAATCGATGCTGCTCCTTTAACAAGCGATAGCGGTAGCGATAATGGCAACAATGGTAATAATGGCAATAAAGATGACAACAGCGACAACAGCGATAATAGCGACAATAGCACGTCAAGCACCACTAGCACAACCGCTCAAGCGGATGCTACAGTGACAGCAGGCGCAGGCTCACATATTGTTATTGAGCGACCATTCACAGTCTAACTGATGAGTCCTTTATGGACGAAACCGCAGTGATGCGGTCTTAGACAATCTCAACTATCACATAAGTGATTGATTTGATTACATATTTTCACCCTACAATGACAGATAGGAACGAATGAAATTATTATTCGATATAGAAAGTAACGGACTGTTGGACACTGTATCAAAAGTCCATTGCGTAGTTATTCAAAATGTTGAAACAGATGAAGTATTATCGTTTGTTGGACATGACGAAATTATTGCAAAAGCTATTCCAATGTTAAATGAAGCTGAAGAGCTGTCAGGCCATAATATTATTGGCTATGATATTCCAGCACTTCGGAAGATTTTTCCTGGAAAGTTAAAAGAAAATATAAACGCATTTGACACTCTCCTTGCAGTAAAGCTCAGTAATCCTGATATTTATCAAATGGACGTGGCTAAGCGTTATCCTAAACTCTCTCAAAAGAATTATGGTAGTTACTCACTTGAATCTTGGGGCGAACGCCTTGGAAATCATAAAGCGAGTAAGCCTGTAGATTTTGAAGAGTTTACTGAAGACATGCTAAAGTATTGTATTCAAGACGTTTCAACAAACGTTACGATTTACAAATACCTCAAAGGTTTAAACCTTAGTGAGCGCGCTTTACAACTTGAAACTGACTTTTGGTTTAACACCATCGATATGTCAGATTCAGGTTTTCCATTCGATCTCAAAGCAGCGCAGGCAATGTATGCAAGATTATCAGCAGAGCGTGAAGAAATTCGTCAAGAATTGATTACACTCTTCCCAACTCGCACCATTGAACGTGTCTCTGAAAAGACCGGTAAACCATTAAAGCCAACTGTGATTGAATTTAATCCAGGCTCACGCGATCATATCGCTTATTGGTTTAGGAATAAATATAATTGGACACCAAAGGCCTTTACGCCTTCTGGCAAACCTGAGATAAATGCTGAAGTCCTTGAAGAGCTGGAGTATCCAGAAGCTAAGGAGCTAAAGCGCTACTTTGTCATTGACAAGATTATCGGTATGGTTGGCGAAGGTAAGAATGCTTGGTTGACTATGGTCGGCAAAGATGGACGTATGCACGGTCGTATCAACACGATTGGTGCTGCAACTACTCGCTGCTCACACTCAACGCCAAACATGGCTCAAGTGCCAGGCGCTCGTAAAGAGTTTGGTCTTGAATGTCGTGCTCTGTTTCATGCTCCAAAAGGCTATAAACAAATCGGCACTGACTTAAACGCTATTGAATTACGATGCTTTGCACACTATCTAGGTGCATATGACAATGGTGAGTATACAAACATTATCTTAGGCGGTGATATTCACTGGGCTAACGCTGTAGCGGCAGGATTCCATCCTCCATTGCCTGAAGGTCAAGTATATGATTCATCTGTAAAAGCACAGAAGCTTGCTCGTGACCAAGCAAAGACGCTTATCTACGCTATGATTTATGGCGCAGGTGATGCTAAGCTTGGTATGATTGTTGGTGGTGCTACAAAAGAAGGTAAAGCGATTCGTAAGAAGTTTTACGAGAACTTTCCTGCGATTGAAAAATTCACTAACGATGTCAAGAAGGCAGCTGAAGGTCGTGGCAATATTAAACTATTGCATGGCGCAACCATCCCTGTTCGTAAAGCATTTGCTGCACTAAACACTCTTTTACAAGGTGCTGGTGCCGTAGTCGCTAAAGAATGGCTAAACGTTGCTCGTGAAATGGCTGAAGCCAAAGGTTGGAAGTATAACGAAGACTTTTGGTTTGCTGGACATATCCATGACGAAATTCAAGCGATCGCAAAAGATAACATCGCTAAAGAGTTTGCAGCGCTAATGGAAGCATCTGCGCAAGAAGCAGGAAATCGACTCGGCATGCGTTGTCGTGTAGACGCTGAAGCGAAGATCGGACAGAATTGGAGCGATTGTCACTGATGGCTAAACATAGACTTATACCTGGCTATGAAGGCGGAACGTATCATCCATGGAATGTAATTGAAGTGCCTGATTACGTCCATCATGATATTCATTTTGCCCGATGGATTGAAACAGGAGATTGGCGTGAATATATTGGCTCTGTTGTTGCTTTAAATGCCACTAAAAATGGCGCAAAAGGTAAAGACGGATGGATAGCTAATCCGCACGTAACGGCTCTAAAAGGCGCCGAAACGCTGCGTAAACGCGATCCTCAATGGCATACTAAAATGGCCAAGAAACGTGAAGCTTCAAAAACTCCGCAAGAACGATCCGCTAATTCAGCAAAAGGTTGGGCGTCTTTGACACCCGAACAACGAGCTGAACGCGATGCAAAACGCTTAGCAACACGCCAAGCAAATAAACTATTAAGGAGCACTCATGGAAATTAAACATATCCACATTATGCCGTTTATTGAGAACGGCGATTTGGTCGTCGATTTAAATATCGATGGGCAAGAAGTTGCTCCTGTGGCTCAGAAACTTGAGATGATATTTGAAGAATATTTAGATTATCGTCGAAATCCACATGATAGCCATTTAGACTCGCAATATCGCGAAGAAACGGTCAATTTAATTGCCACTCTTCGATATATCGCAAAACAGCTTGAAGTCGAAACTGACGGAATGCGAAGGGAGTTGCATTGAAATTAGCCATTGACGCAGATATCATTCTTTATCAAGCGAGCTTAGGAGCCCAAGAAAAGATTGTATGGGATTCTGAAAACGTTTCTATCGAAGCTGATATCAACAAAGCTAAAGCAATAGTGCGCAACGTAATCAAGGAATATCAAAATTACACTGGCGTCAAAGAGTTTGTGCTATGCTTCTCGCATCACAAAAACTTTCGTAAAGAAATTTGGCCTGATTACAAATTAAGCCGTAAAGACTCTGAACGTCCTGTGTTATTAGGACCTCTTCGAGAGTGGGTCATTGAGTCTTATCCATCATTAGTCATGGAAAACCTTGAAGCTGACGATGTGCTAGGTATTTTAGCAACTCGCCATCCAGGTGAAATCATTCATGTATCGATGGACAAAGACCTCCAATGCGTTCCTGGCAAAATGCTACACGTCAAAAAGAATCGCAAACACATCCTAATGGACATTAGTCCTGACGATGCTAAGCGCTTCCATTACCAACAGTCTATGACTGGTGATATGTGCGACGGTGTGCCAGGAGTTTACGGCATTGGTCCTGCTAAAGCTAACAAATATTTAGATAAATACGGTGTCTTATGGTCGACTGTCGTCAAGTGTTACACTGACAACGGCCTAACAGAAGATGAAGCGCTACGTAACGCCATAATGGTCAAAATGTTAGACCATACAATGTATAACGATGGTGTTATTACTACTTGGAGTCCACCAGACGATGAACGACCAGTATCAGCAAATGTCGCTTGACGAACTCCTTGGAGTATTCAGTAGAAAATTCTTTGCGACACATGAGTATAATCTGACTTACCTTCCATCTCCTCTAACAAAGGAGTGGTTGGTCGATCAGTTACACGCCTTAGAGTGGTATCGCGGCTACGAGCAAATGGTGAAAACCAAAGAGCGTCCAGCCGATACTATCACAAAGAAGGTAAAAGTAAAATCAACAAATCCATTTATATAAGGAATAACATGACACGTATTGCGCATATTCTGGGACGTGGTATTGAAGGCTGTGGAGTAACCATGGCCGCAGTGCAACTCCAACGCGGAGCTGGCGGTACTATCTACGCCGAAATGACAAAGAAGTGGCCACGTGGTAAAGGCATTTTGTTTAATCGAGTAGAGTTTAAAAGTAAAGATTCATGGCAACAAATTGCTAACGAAATCAATTCAGATTACGATTTAGTAGTGTTTCACTCGGTGCCTGCTACTTCAATGGATGATGAGACAACCTCAGCATTCTTGAGAATGGTTAAAGCGATTACAGTGCGTAAAGCACTTATCAATCACGACCATAAAATGGCATCAATTACACGTAATGCAAACCTAAAAGAAATCTGTGAGAATGTAGATATTCTTACAACTCACTCTTTAGAGAACGACTTCTGTCGATGGCTAGTAAAGAACGAAGTTACAACTCCAGTCACTAAGATGGAATTAGGCTTTGACTATGCTACGCATCGTGAGAAGTATTGGGTTCCTATTGAAGAGCAAGATAGTCGAGTATGGCGTTGGATTGGCCGCGCAGCTGGATGGAAGAATCCTAAACTTGCGATTGACTTCCATCAACATGCTCTAATGGACAGCGGATTCATTACGATATTAGAAGGTCTTGAGGCCTCTATTGGTTACAAGGATCTCCTATACACTGACGTGGATGACCCATCT